GCACGTTCACAGGCTTGTTTAACGGTCTTTCCTACCCCGTTTGCCACGAGTACATAGTCACCTGCCGTCACTAGGCTTGGACGGTCTACAATGCCGTTCTCGTCGTTCTGAGGGGCATTCCCAACCATTACCTCACATAGGGCGTAATTGTCAGACAAGGTGTCGGGCAAGCCATAGATAGGAAATCCACAATGGTCACGCCCTGTAGTCTTAGACCTAGGGTAATCCCCAATAGGGATAACAATGCCACAAGCAGCGTCGTAGCTAACTTTGAGAGTATCTTTGCCATTTAATAAGTCACACATCCAATCGACAACAGAGCCTTTATGGACGGCTTGTTGAATGTTAAAGAACGGCCAACCTAACCGCATAGTCCATTCTAATGGTCTAGGTTCACCCTTTTCATCAATAATGAAGGCTAAGTCTACAAATCCAGTATGTCCAATGTAGCAAAGGTAATCTTCAAAGCGTTTGAGGGTGTCGTTAAATAGGTTAGATTCGGTGCAATATTTGAGAACTGTGCCTTGTTCACCAGTATTACAGCCATAGTTACCTGACATCAGCTTCTTGTGTTCAAAGCCCTCTGTAACGTTCTTATTAAATCCATTAGGCCCAATCCAAGCACCTACTCCAAACTCTATGCCTGGAACAAACTCTTGAAGGATGAAATCCCGTCTTTTACCTGTTTCTTTCCATCGTTGTAACATGAAGACCATGTCTGCAGGTGATTTAGATACATAAGATAGAGCTTTGTCTGCATCACCACTGGGTTTAGAGACGTATCGTTTGGGATTAGCTTTAACAAAGTCAATAGCTGAGTTGTAGTCATGGAATTCAAAAGATGGTATGACGGATAATCCCGCCTTTTTCATAATGTCCTGACCATAATCTCGGTCAAGTTCTAATTTGGCACCAAGCATATTAGTACCGATAATTGGGTAACCCTCTTCATTGAACTTTTCTAGTTCACGCATTTGAAAAGCGTTATCCGATAATACGATAAGGTCTGCATCTTTGGCATGGATTTGCCAGTTGGTAACTTGGTCAATTAGACCCTTACCAATCTTGGAACGCTCTTGACCATGTGGACGAACCCACTGTTTAACAGTATGCCCTTCAGCTAGACATCGGATACCAAAGTCTACTAAAGCACCTGCAGGGTCAACAAGCAAAATTTTCATTTAGTTTTCTTTTTCATTTGTTGTTTCTTAGACTTACCAGCTTTAGTCAAAGAAGCGGCGACTGCTTGTTTCTGTGGGTATCCCTCTTTAACCATCTTAGAGATATTTTTAGAAATAGTTTTTTGTGAACTACCTTTTGCTAATGGCATTTTATTCTCCTGATACGGCTGTCATATAACCAGCCTTTAACAATAAACTTGCTGCACGTGATACATCTTTACCAGTTTTAGCATTGTTAATAACATCGCTAATCTTTTGAAACTGTACTGGGTCTTTAATAATTGTTTGTTTAACGTTTGGTGCAATATTAGACCAAAGTGTTTTAGCTTGTTCTACAGGACGACCTTTAAGGTAATAAGCCAATTCTTGTTTAAATACTTTTTGACCAGCTTCGTCTTTGGCAAAGTTAGCCATTTGTTTATTAATAATGTTGTAGTTGTTACTTTTAAACAACTCTGGCAAAGTATCTTTAGCAATAGCAACAAACTCTTTTTCTGCTGCTTTACGAGCCACTTCTTCGGCACGACCTGGAATAAAGTCGTTAACTGCTTTACGCACTTGTTCTTGCTCTAGCTTGCTTAATGCTTTGAATTCATCGGACTTAATGTTGTTGATAACAGCATTACCATCCAAGGGATTACCCTTAGCGTCAACAAAAAAGTTGCGTATTTTATTCATGGATGAGGCACGAGATGCCTTAGGGAACGCTTCACCTAATTTATTGAACTCTGCAGTTAGTGTTTCAGGAGTAGCTTTAGACAATGCCTCATCATAGGCACCTTTAGCCTTTTCATATAATCCTGATACATTAGCACCTTCTCCATGAGTGGCTTGTAATTCAGCTTTAAAAGCATCACGAGATTGCGTAGTAGCACCTGCAGTAATAGCCTTTTCACCTAACGCAGTTTCTGCGGCTTTACCTGATATTTTAGCTTCAGGAAGAAGAGAACTAATTTTTCTAATGGCTCCATATTTATGAAATATTGTTTGAGCAACGCTGTCTAACATTCCACCTGTTTGTTGAGCAAGTTTAGATTCTGCAAGCATTTTAATTCCAGCTTGAGCAGGAACAATTCCAGCACCAACCATATCAGCTAACTGTTGCGTCTTCTCACCATAACCTAATTGTTGGGCTATAGCACTTAGTCCACCACCAACAAATCCTGTTGCACCACCAACACCAGCACCAACAAGTGCACCAGGGGCACCACCTAAAAGACCTACACCACCGCCAATCAAAGCACCAGTTTGAGCACCAGACATTGCTTTATCGAGCATTTCTTGACCAGTCATCTTACCTGCTTTAGATGGGTCACGAGTAGTAAGCTCTTTAGTGAACTCTTGCATTTTTTTAGCTTGCTCATCACCCTTCATAAATTGAGTGTATTGTGCAAACTTGTCTTCTTTGACAGGTTCTTCTGTTTTTACAGCATCTTTAGCCCAAGAAGGTAATTCTTTTGAGGGGGCGGATACATTTTTAGCCCAATCTGGTAAATCTGCCATTATGGTTTTACCCCAAAGTGAGCCTCAAATTTAGCAGCTAATTCAGGACTTGATTTAGCTAATGCAATATCATCTGCCGTGGGGGTTGGTTTCACTTGACTTGGTTTTGTTTCACTTGGTTTTGTAGGGTCAACAGTTTGTTTTCCTTTTTTAGACAAATATTGTTTAAAGTCTTTATCTTCTTTTTGTCTTGTAAAGTTAACAACATCATTAACATCCCAAGGAATAGCTTTTTCAACGTATTTGATTTGTTGTTTTAAAGAATTAGCTTGTTGTGGATTAAGTATGCTTGAATCAAGGAATGATTCTGCTGCAGACAAATAGTTTTTTTTCAATTCAGCCAATTTTTCCAACTGAACTGCTTGTGGTTGACCAGCCTGTGCTTTGTAAGCATTCATGGCAATCTTAACGTCATTGTCTGTTGGTCTATAGTCTGGGTTTGTATACAAAGAAAGACCCTTAACCAATGGATACATCATTGCATCGTACATTGCAGAGTCTTTGTTTGAAATTGTATTGGTAAAGAATTTAACGGGGGCAGTCAACAAACCAGTATCTTTAACGTTAGCAAAAGTAGTTCCAGTAGTATTTCTCATGCCACCTTCAGTTAAGGTCATTACTTGTTCAATACCCTGTGTAACCTCTTTAGAGTCTGTAGTAATACGACGAGCAACAGTTTGCTCTTTTGATGGAATTTTTCCTTTAGCTACACCATAAGATGGGTCATTAACTTTTTCATCTAAAGTTTCATATACTTTGGATGGGCCAGTTTCACCTCTTCCATCTCTAAGTAAGGCCTCAAGACGTTGATTCTGTAAATCTGCACGTTTTTCTTTACGGATTTCATCACGTCTTGCACGGTCTTCTTTTTCAACCTTGTTACGGGCTTCTGTAGACATTTGACTTAATATTTTTTCTTTTATTTCAGGTGACCATACTTCCGGCAGATTTTTAGGTGCTGGAATTCCTGTTCTTTCCAAAGCGTCTTTTACTCTTTTGTCATAATCTGATTGACTATTTGCGTTGTAAACAGATTCAAGAGCATCATCCATAGACCTTTGATATTCTTTTTTGGCATTACTCATGTTTTGAGTAGCAGTAGTCTGCAAACGTCTTGCTTCAGCAATTGCATTAATTTGTTCTTTTGAACCAGGCTCCATAAACCTTGCTTGTTGCATGATTTTTTTGGAAGCAGATAAATCCTGCTGTGAATTTACTGTTTGTTGATTGAAAAGACCTGCGGCAGTAGGAATGCCATCTTCTGTAGCCAATTTATAAGTAGGTGGCAACATACTTTTAGCCATACCTGCTAAAGGAGCTTGACCTGCTTGTCCAGCTATTTGAGGCAACGCTTGTTGCCCCATTTCAGTTTGTGCTTCTTTATATGCTTGCTCGGTTTGCATAGCTTTTATTTCAGCTTGCCTACGTTGCATAGGAGCTTGCACCATAGTGGTATATGGGTCAAAACCACCTAATTGATATAGTTGTGTATCTGCTAATGCCATAATTTATCCTAGGCTACCGAAGGAGATGGTTGGTTATATTT